GTCCAGTTGAGCTCTGTGTTCAGAGGTATTTGATAAGTTGTTGGGGTTGGGCTTGTCCCACCGCTTGGCCATGTTTTTGAAATCGGCATACTGGAAAACCCTCATAAGTATAAAAGACTGATTGCCCAGTGCACAAGGAGTAATGCACGGGCAACCAGTCACCCCAAATTAGCTAGCGGCTTCGTCGTTAATGTTGTAGAAGTAAATTTGTTTAGCTGGCTCATGGTTAAAGATATATTGGTCACTGTAAGACCTGAAGGCGTACCCGGCTTGGTTTTGAAGAGGAAAGATAACATCCTGAGCAATTCCAGGCACTTGGAACGAAACTTCAGCGGAACCAGAGCGGCTCCAAGAGGGCGAGTGAAGCGCAATCGCGATACCTTCACGCACTTGACGGTGAGGACGAAAAGTCGCTTTACCGGCTTGGGTGTAGAAACATACGGATTCAAATCCTTGCTCGGCTTCGGAAGACTTGTAGCTACTATCGTATACACGAAGGCCAGCCTCAGTGGATGCAATGGTCGCCCAGCTACGTGGGTTTAGCCATACATCAAGGTCACCTTCCAAGCCGCCTTTGTTGACTGCGCCGGCTACTGCCTCTTGGAATTTTTGGAGCGACAGCTTTTGGTTTTGACAGTCGTACTGGTTAGCAGACCAGAGGGAATATTCGGTGTTATCGATACCGAATAGGTTACCTGTTTTGGTAAGGATATATTCGATACCGAAGTATTCTTTACCAGAGCCTTGCATACCGTCGAAACAGATGCGGCTGGAAGTGGTAGAGGATGCGGCTACAGGAGTGAAGTCTACTTTCAAAATCCCGTAGGCACTGTCTACAGCTACCAATTTTCCAGAAGCTTGGATTACTCCAGCGCTAGAAACTTGGTTGATCTTTACACCTTCGAGGCCTAACCAAATGCCTGCGGCAAATTGGCCTGGTCCAAACAAGATATATTTCCCAGCCGCATTGATACCGTTGGTGAAGGTCAGCGAGCCGAAACGGGTGTTAGGAAGTGTTCCAGTTCCGTTCGTGAAAGCAACGCCGCGGTAAACTTGAGATGCATAAGAAACCCCGCCCAAGAGATAAGGCGAACGTCCGTATAATCTCAATGTTTCCTGCAACCTAGCGTGGGAGCGGAGGTTGTTTTTAACGACATATTTCGTAGCGTCTAGGAACGCTTTATCGCCACCTCCAGCACTTCGCGACATGACAGCCCAAGGAACAATCGAGGGCAAAACTGTAATGTAGGGCACTACTTCAGTTTGACGAACAGCGCCGGCAATTGCAGGGTTGAGCTCAAATGCATCAGTAGAATCTGAAAGGGTCCAACCCACTTCATTGGTTAGGCATACCGCTTCTACATACTTCTCACCGACTTTTTGCTTTTGGCTGAAAGGAATATATTTCGCCAAAGGGAAATCGTCAGGGAGGAGGTTGGTGAGGTCGCCGTAGACCCGTTTAAACGCCTGGAGGACATCAGCATTACTTGTTTGTGACATATGTAAACCCCATTATATTTTTAAATTGTTATTTGGATCGGAAGTAGAATTTAATTACCAAGATTCCAGAAGTCAGTGCGTCAAGGCCAGCAAGCTCAACTTTGGTCGCAATGTTGCCTTCAGCGCCCTTCGCACACTGGGTAACCAGGGTGGAGCTCGACAATGTTGCTACAGCGGGATAGGAAGCCTCAACCCGAGTGCTCAAATCGTCGACATAAGCTTCGCACATATACAGTTCATCAGCTTGTTTTCCAAAGTTGACGATACATGCAAACATGTCGGTGCCCATGGAGGTTGCGTCAAACTGAGCTACCAAAAACTCGTTCACAGTGCCCAAAAAGGAGTCAATCACTGCTTGGGATGCAATTGCATCAAACGCAGTGAGGACTGGGGTCCCTTGGGGGAGTTGGGAAACGGTCTTTGCAGCCGTGATTTGAAACATAAATTGGACGACATGGGGGTTGTTTTTCCCAATCCGGTCCTGCCAGAAAAATAGTCCAGGTGAACTCATAGTTTATCCCTTAATTTTTTTGTCTAGGTTGTTGAAATACTCGTCTAACGATACTTTTTTGGAGCTCTTGGAAGGCGCTGGTTGACTTTTGTCAGATTGGCGGGAGTAAGGATTACTTTCCCTCGCTTCCGAAACAAAATGTTTTCTGAGTGCCGCCATTTGTTCCCTACTTAGTAGCTTAATGACTTCCTGAGGGGAGGTTACATTGAGGAATTCTTGAATGTCCTCTGTCAGGCTTGCCTTGGCTCGGTCTAATGCCTTCGTAGACGACAACGGCTCCTGGTTAGTTTCCAGGTTGGCATACATTGCTTCGGCGACGCGGCGGATTAATCTCGGTGTTTTTTTACCTTTGTAAGATTCTAAAGCCTTGGCTATCTCGTCGTCAATCTCACTAAACGCTTTTTCGGCGATTTGGGCTTCAACTTGCGCTCTTTCTTTGGCACTTAGTTCTTCTAACTGCTTTTCGAGAGCCTCGCGCTTTTGTTTCTCAGTCCGGTAGTTTTTCTCAGGCTCGGGTAACTGTTCAAATTCAATGAGGTCAATGAGCTCTTTTTCAGCCCACTTTAAAACCTCATTCTTTGGAACCCCGTATTCCTGAAGCCAAGAGAAGTCGCCCTTCTTAGCACGCTCCTTTCGGGCCTCCTCAGCCTTACGGATTGCAGCGGCCTCCTGCATGCGCTTACTCGCGGCCCTGCTATGGCTGTAGCCACGCTTGAGCTCGTCAAGGTCCACTTCTAATTCTTCACCGTCAACTGGCACTTTAAAACGCGATGGGGGAGAGACTGGTTCAGGTGAATTCGCGGAAACTTCCGACGAACCACTGCCCAATGCAGATTCAGTCATATAATTTTGGCCTCGCCATGTTTGGTTAGAGTTGCCCAAATTATAAGACTAAGCATTTAATTTAGTAAAGGATTATTATCTCTACTTGCACGGGTGCGGTGGGCGTGGGACTGAATTTACCCGTGATAGTCACCGACCCATTGTTTGTAAATCCCCATGCCAGAGGGGCAGATAAGGCAGTCGTGGAAGTTAAGAGCCTTCTCACTCGCACCTCCCTCGCCTTTTTTGAAGTGGGGGCGATTACTAAGGGCGTATTGTCGGTGAGCTCGACCACTTTAATGGTGCAATCGGTATTATCCTCATCAGTCAACCCATTGCGTAGCGCTCTGATTGTTATTTCGGCAAACTGCGCTTGAAATTGTATAAAATCTTGAAGCTGTTTCCCCGCCTCAGTCGATAAGGCGCGGGCAGTCTCAAAGATCCGACTGATTGTAATTTTAGCCATTGCGGAATTTCCCAAAGCGAGCGGGACCAGGGTATTTATTTACCGGTGCCAGGTTTTCCAGTGTGACGGTTTCCGTTTCGGCTTTATTATTATAAATAAAAATCCTTTCGTCATTCCCAAACCTATCTCGAGCATTTGGATTCTCACGGCTTTGCACCCTATTAGCGTACATCAGAGCGGCTATTGCATCACAGTGCCCAATCTCTGGAAGGCGCTCAAAATCGGTCCGATTCTTATTGAAAACTCCAGCCCTACAGGACTGAATGAGGAATTTGCAGCGTGGGTGGATCCAAATTTGGTCCATTTCAAACAGGTTTGACATGCTCTGGACTGTAGCCAGCCAATCAGACTTGGGGGGAGTAGCGAATTCAGCCCCTAACTCAAATAGGTCAATCAGCACCTGGCCCGCTACGTCAGCATGTTTCGCAAACCAGTTGAATTCCAGTGTGTCGAGCTCCTTCTTGATATTCACGCTCGGGGTATTGGCTGGAAACCAGCGTTCATCCCAAATCAGAAGGCGGTTATGGAGGTAATCGTAGGTATGGACGAGAGCTACAGTCATGTCTCTAGTCCCGCCCCAGTCTGCAGTCAGTTGGATATGGCATTTTGCGGGTAGTCTAAAATCTTTCACGTGTATCTTGGGGTCAAATCCAGGTATGACCACTTTCGACATGACCCTGATTATCTGCGCTAGGTATTCCCGCTTGAACGCATCCGTGTGTGTCCCCCCGCATCGCCTTGCAGCTTCCAGGATCATTTCAGGGCTGATACTTGGGGAATCATAGACTGTGTATTGGAACAAAGTCCCGAGCATGTCAGCTTCAGGTAGGACCCTGGTATGCAGTGGGTGATCAGGTTCTTCACTGGGGGAGCTAACGAATATCTCCATACCCTGAGACCTGAGAAGTTGAGGCCCCATCACGCTATCGACCCCATAATTGAAGTCGTCAGCGGTCACAAACCCGCATTCTTCATAAATGATCAGGGAGGCATTCCCCCCCCGATTCCCGTCAACGTAAGCCCTTTCCAATGCTCCCAGGCGAAGGCTTGAACCGTTGAACAGATTGTATCTATACTCAGTCTTAGACCGCCTTAGCAAGCCCTCAGGCGCGTCAGCGAGAATTATGCTGAGGTTGTCATTCACAAGGTCCTGGCACTGCTTGAATGTCGGGGCAATCACTCGAGCAATCTTTTTGGGATTCTTAAGCAGGTATTCCAGAGCAAATACGCAAGCCCAGAAGGTTTTCCCAATTTGACGTGACGAGAGAATGCAGACTTTTCGAGAATCTGCATTCTGCCTTACTGTGGCGCTGATTCTTCTTTGTAAGGTATCTAACTTATAAGCTAGTTCCCCCCTACTCCACAACGCATTTTTTAAATCTCGCTCTGTTATTTGTTCTTGCATACTGCTTAAAATAACAGATTTTAATTTTTATTAAAGTGGGAAATTAATATCAGCGAGTATTCTTAAAGCACGCAATAATATTCTTCCTATCGAGCGCTGTCCCCTCCAGAACTAGGCAGTCAAACAGCTTATCTTGACACATCCACTTGGACCTATCGTCTACATTGCCAGCGCACCATGCTGATACCAGCATTAAAGCTTCATCAAACATCCTTTCGGGTCAGCAAAGCGGCGGAAACCTTCCCCTTCAGGGGGAGGAGGAAGCCGCCACTCGTTTTTAAAATAGGGTGCCGGTCTTTCCCGGCTGTCAGTCTCGTGAGAGACGGTCTTGGGTTACCCCAAGATACTCTGGTTTCCCAGGTAAATGTCACCTTGCCGATGTTATAGAGAGGTTTACATGTAAGAAGCACTGGCCTAATCCCCTTAATCCTGTTTAACCACTTACCGCAGAGCTTGGAACTGGTGAAGCATCCCAAGGTGCCTATACATTCTCTCCTAACGTAGATCAGAGGATTACTCCCCATCTCTCGGGCGGGACAACATGAGACTTGCTTGGAACGACTCCTTACAAGCCTGCCCCTTTAGGGGCGGGTAGTTGACACAGAGACATAGCAAGCCTCACTTAATTCTGCCTGTAATTACTCTAATAGCATAACAAAGACCCCAGAGTGCTAACACAATCGCACTCCAAGATACAATCACATATGCTATGGCTTCGATTCGGTCTGTGGACATTTGTCTCCCCCTAGCATTTCGGGCGTGGTTTCGGCTTAGGCTTTTTCTTCATTTTTATGTTCTTTTTTTGATATATAATTTACAGAAATTGAGCACTCTAACTGAAACTCTTGTTCACATTCACCGCAAATAACCACCGTTGAATCACCGTCCCTGAGATTGTATTCCCAAGCGTCTTCGTCCTCTTTAAAACAAAAAGGACATATTACGCAGGATTCTAGTATTTCACCTGTATATTCTAACTGTCTTTTATAATTTTCATTCATCCTTAATAAACCCATTTTTTAGCATTTCGGGCGTGGTTTCGGCTTAGGCTTTTTTGCCATGGTAGCTTCCTTTCTTTGTTAATTTTAATCAACTACATTCCTAGAGATGTTAATTTTTCTATTAAATCTCTTATAATTTTTTCCTGTGATTTTTCTATTTCCAATTCCAAATTTAGCTTCCTTTTTCTGGTTGAAAGTTTAATCCCGACCCCAATCTCTCAGCTTTTCCATAGTAATCCGCTCCGCCTCCTCCCTAGTAAATACCACTTCGCCCCTATCGTCGACAATAGTCCCATCAGGCTTTTTAATTAGCTTGGGGAAAAACGATTTTTTAGGCATTTAGCTTCCTTTACCTAACTTTTAAGTCCCAACAACTTATTTATCCGCTCTTGTATTACATTAAAGTTTGGATCTTTTCGATCCATTCTATTTAATTCAAAATATAAATTGTCAACTTCATCTAATTCTCCTGGAGTTAAATATTTCTTACCACGATTAGGATATGAAGTTTTTAACCTTTCTTCGTGATTTTTAACAGATTGATCCCATAATGCCCGACCTTGGTTTTGTTCACTTACTCCGCCTGGTAACAACTTGTCGGCCGGTTTTCTTTGGTCCATTTGAGACTGTATTCCAGGGAAACGGGAGGAGGACGCTTCGGGGGTTCCTTTGGGAGGCTTCGGCGGCTCGGCTAGCTTCAGGGGATTCTTTGGAGGCTCTACTTTTGGAGGTTCAACCGATCCTGGCAAGCCCTTTAACTCCTTCATGAGTTGGCCTATTTTAGTCAGGGATTCTTTTATTGCTAGCCCCTTTTCGCCAAATTGCTCGTCCTCTCTCTCAATCCGTTTACGCTCCAAGTTTGCCTTTAACGCATCTTGTCTGTCTTTGAGACTTGGATCCGCCTTTGGCTTTTTCGTTTTCATCGCTTGCACGAAGGGAGTCTCGTCTATCGGGATCGCGCCAGACAGTCCCATGATGTCCATGTATTCGTCGTGTAAAACACTTATGGTTTTATCACCATTGGTGATGTCTATAACGTAGCCTTCTTTTCCTGAGGCATCACTAGTTCCGAGATAACTCTCTGCTTCGTCGTCGACCATTGACCAAAAGTGGTTATCACCTTTTAGTCCATATTTCTTTGCAATTTGTTTTTCAATTTCCTTTTCTGAAAAACCATGCTTGTCAAAAAAATCACTCTCTTGTTTGAATCTCCTTCTCTCGTCCCTCAGGTCCTCCTTCGCATTCGCTTCATCAGCCTTCCGCAACATCTCCTTCTCGTCGATCGAGCGGACTTCGGCTTTTGGCCTCTCAGGTCTCGGCGGTTTACCTGATAGGTCATCAATTTTATCCTGTATTTTTACAAACTCGGGATCATCTCGAGACATGCGATTTAATTTAAAATATAAATCATCAATAACATCCTCTTTATCAGCTGCTTTTCCCGCCTGTTTTGCGATTATCTCACCCACCTCCTCAGGGCCCTCAGCCTTCATCGCATTGCGAATCTTGCGAAACTTCCCCTTTTTCATCAGCTTCGCGACACCCGGCAGAGGCACAATCGTCCCCGCTACATCCAAGTTAGTTTGCGGAACTAACATCTCATGCGCCGCGCTACTCACTGCCCCCAATCCAGCACCTAGATTCTCATACCCTGCTTTATAGAGAGGGTCGACAATGCGGTTTTGCAGCATGTCGTCATAGGCCTCTTGCATCGCGACTCCAGGAGGGAAGGGCTGTATCAAATCGTCCTCCTTCCCACGCATCATTTCAGGCGCTTCAGGGCCCACAGACATTTCCGATTCTTGCGGTATGTCTGCTAGGTTTTCCTCCTCGTCAATATTCCGCATCCGATTATTAGAATTAACGCCCAATTTCGACTTAATGCGCGGGAATTGCATATTGACACCTAAATTCTTTGATTGTAAAAATCGAATCACCCTAAGAAGTTTAAACTACTTTAGCAATCCTTGAAATAGATGCATTAGGGTGGGCCTTCGCCCTCCTTAGGAGTTACATCCATAACGTCTTTCGGCAGACTATCGAGGAGCGCCAAGATCTTTTCAGTCGGGATAGTGCGCATCTCGTCTAACTGCTCCGGCTTCTCTTGAGCCGCCTTAACCTTCCCGATCATTCTGTTTAGAATAAACTCAATCTTTTGCACATCCCCATCACCTGCAGCTTTCACAAGAATAGCCGCAAGAGTAATCTCCCCCATGCTTGTATTGGGGTCAGAGACCATTCTTTGCAGTTGCCAGCGATTCATTTTCCACATCCGGCTAAGGACCCGCCGAATCATAAGCGGGGTCAGCATTCCAGGTATGGGACCGTTGGATCCTGCTTGTCCGGGTTGAAACTTGCTGGCCTTGAATGCCTCGTCCTCTTTGTGGGCGATGAACGGGTTAACCGCCTCCCCCTGGTCCATAACCTGAGGGGGGTCCGGGACCTTCCCGTGGGATGGGTCCCTGATGGGGCTCTTTTTAGACCTGCCTCGGCTCAATTGACGCTACGAGCCGTTTCTACCCACACAGAGCCCGTCCAGACCAGTCGGAGGGTTCCGTTAAGGACCGGGGTCCAAGCGGCGCTTAAAGCCACGTTTCCGGCATCCAGGAGCTGTGCTGTCGTGGAAGCCCCCGAGGTGAACACAATCACGAGCTCTTGACCCACGACATATCCAGGTTGGAGCGTGAACGTCCGGTTAGCCGCGGTCGTGTTGTCCGACTGCAGCCGTAACAGCGAAGTCTTGGGGTTGAGGACGAGTGAGGTATCGTCAGCCACCAAAATCACATCTTGGGGAAGCATTCCAAGTGGTTGACCAGCGTCTAAATAGCCGTCTCTAAAGTTGCTCATTCTGTATCCTCTTGAATTCGTTGTATGTTTACTTTTTCCCTTGATTCTTATAAAAGTCAAGGACTTTCACGCTGTCTTCAATAGTCTCAACCTTCATCGCTAACGCTTGATTAATACTACTCGCAGTTTTTAAGGATTCCTTAGCATCATCAATCACTTTCAATGATTGTGCCTTTAAATCTTTAACTTCTTTAATAAAGACATAACAAAATACCGCGACCATTATCATGCTTATCAGCGATAATGAAATACACACGCCTAGTAATACAGCTTCGATCATTTGGGGGAGCTCCGACACATTTTCGCGAGAGTTAAAGCACAATCATAGTCGCTTTTCCCCTGAAGGTCATTAGCTATTTCCCTCCAACGGTCCATAGTTATGCGGAGTTGCGTGCGAAAATAGGTCGACCCCTTCCACGCCTTTTTCTGTACGACTACCCGGGTCCCATCACTGGTAACTCGGTATTCCCACCCCCCGATAGGGAGCTTGGTTTCCAGGATTGGGGCCCAGCCCGCGGGGTTGCCCTTCACAATTGCACCTCCAGAGCACAAAGGACCTCGCCTATTGACTCCTTCACAATAAAAATCAGCTCTGATTCTAGATGGATAAGTGTTCCATCGGGGTGTACTCCAACGGCTTTAATGTGATGGGGATTTATCCATACTGGCGAGCCCTGTTCGGGGATACCTATCTCTGTAAATTTGACCAAATCCATGCGCTTTATAACTCCTATTTTTAGGTAGTTATAGCATTCCAGGGTAGGGGATGGCGACCTCAATCTTGGGGGTTTGGTACCATTACTGTGACAGTTGGTACCGTTACCAGATAAACAAATTTTTCTCTATTGTAACTTTCTGATTCTCTATTATTATTATATGGTTAGTTATTTTTGTAACAGTAGTAACAGTAGTAACAGTATATAATAGAATATAATTAATAAATATATATATAGAGCTATAGAGAGAATATGCGCGAACAGGTTGCTCTATAGGAAACCCGTTACACCTGTTACAATCAGTTACAGGCATGAATTCATTGACATTTTTTACCGTTACAATACTGTTACGCACTGTTACACACTGTAACATTCTGGGTGTTATAGTGTGTTTTTCAGTATTTCAGTATAATGTTAGCTACTTAAATCTTCCGGTCATTAAATCGGCATATTGGTCTTCATTACGTCTTCGCAGAATAGCATAACTTTCTTTGTCTGCCTGTATTTCTGCAAACCAACATCCACGCATCACAGCCGCTCTTACTCGAACAGTCTTTTCAATGGGGATCATTCCCGATGCGAGACACAGCTTTTTAATAACCTTTCCATTAAAACCTTCATTACTTTTAAATCTAACGCCCTTAAATTCATAATACCACTCACTTAGTATATGATTTGATATAAATACATTATATTTTTCTGGGGTGAGCATAATTCCATCACCGACTTTATAACTTATTATCCTACCATATATAAAATCTTTAAAAGCCTGATGTTCTTCACTCCTATCCTGAAGCCTCTCTTGGTCGATTTTTATGCTGTCCCCAATATCGTGACCCAGCTTGTGAAGGATCGTCCTCTCCCACCCTGGAAACCTTGTCGCGCATGGGCGATTGTCTCCCACCTCGGGCAGCGTCAGGTAGTAGGCGCATTCCGCCAAAACATCCGCTCTCTTGTCTTCAATCCAAGAAAGAGCATTCTCGTCCAGCCAGACATGGTTGGGCTTTGGAAGGCCCAATCTGATCACCACAGACCGACTTGCCAAATCCACAGTTAGGTTGGGGTCATTGGCGGTCACAATAAAGGTCGTGTGATTCTCAACCTGCTTGTTCCCCTTGCCGTGATCATGGCCCTGGAAGTAGGGGGAGGTCACAAAGCGTTCCAGTAGAGCGCTATCGAACCCTCCACGCACGTTGTCAAACCTGATAACCCTCTTGTGGGCGTTTGCCATTAAGTCTGTCACAAGGCGACCGGGGTTACTCCTATTGGGCTCTAGACCTACGTCACAGATACTCTCAAAAAGGTGCTGGACCATAATTGCAAAGGTGGATTTGCCAATCTGGATTGTCTTATCTGCATCATGGGGTCCAGCAATCACAAAGATGGGACGTTTCCCCTGCCCCTGACTCCAGGCTACGGTTACGACCAAAGCCTTCATCAATAAACGGTCGTTTTCAGTTAGGGGGTTAAATAAGGCTACAAACTGATCGAGAGCCCCATTCTGAGCGGGCTCGATGGGGGGGCTTAATATAATCTGACCCTGTAATATTGGCCATGTCGGGTAATCGCTTATTACTTTAACGTGCCTTGCATTGTTTTTAACCGCTATAAAGAATGGCTTAAATTTGACATTAAAAGCTAGCTCTCTGCTTTTAAAATCAACAAACATACCCTGTTCATTAATCTCAGCTTCAAGATTCTCAGGCGCTTCTAAAAACCTTATTTTGCGCCAATTCTCGCGGTCTTCATGAGGAATGATGTGACATAGGCGATTAGTGTAGTTCACCATGTCGGGGAATTTTTCTTTAAATTCACCTAGAATTAAAGGCAAAGTCCTTGGGATATAGTGTGGACGTTTTTCCCCTTCACTCGTAATTTCTATGTAGTTCCTAAGCACTGGAAAATCTGGAGCGTCTTTTGGTTTTTTGTTTTTTGCACTTTTTAGTTGCAAAAGTGCGCCCTTTTTGGGAGCATCCTCAGTGCTTGTCATTTTTTCTAATCCTGAAAATGATGGGTTGATGTTAAGTGCTGTCCCCGGAACCCTTCACACGGGTGTCTTGTTTAAACCGGGGACGAATGGGAGATAAGTTTGACGACTTATCTCTCTTTTTTTTCAGCACTTTTAATAGACGATCTAATCTCTGCATACCCGAATCCGATCCGATCAAAAGGCGACTTCTCAATAATCTGTTCAACTTCTGCTATTGTGAGCCCCTTTTGTATCAGAAGGCGGGCGGAAGTGTAAACACTAACATTTCGGGAATCCCCAAATACCTTTCCAGTTGTAAGAAAGTCAACCACGTGCCCTGGTAGGGGGTTTCTTACCTCTGCCGCCCTTTTGTACTGATTAGTCCATTTGATTTCAGCTATCTCCTGAGGCGTGGCGAGTGACACCGGCATTTTTTCACCTGGACCTGCAGAATAGAGGACTTCAAAGGATGGGTAAAACTGACGGGCTATGTCTTTGGTCTTTTTATCTGACCCCTCACATAGTCCTTGAGCGTATTTTATGCTCTTTTCATAGCTGAAGGGGCAGGTGATGCGGGTTTCCCATGGGATTAAAATGCGAAACCGAGGCGCTACGATCCCATGCTTTTCCAGGTTATGACTGCGCGTGGAAGCTACCAGTAGCGTACAATCCTGGAAATCTCTTACCGCATGTTCCACCGTATATATTTCAGCCCCCTCTACATCGTTATCAACGTCCAAGATGCAGAGGTCACTGTAAATATAATTTTCACCCAGCCGGTGATTGTTTTGAAAAATAATTGGGGAGTAGGTTCTTTTGCGAATGATAGCCCATAATTCAGCGGCATTTTTGTACTCTACGGGGTGAAACCCTTTAGCCTCGTTATTGATGCCTAATCTATTGATCTTTGCCGAAATAGTGATATCATTCCCCCTCAATAGCAAACACATCTATATTACGAGTGTGCAATTATGTCAATTATTGCGGGCATTGATCCTGGAAAGTCAGGGGCCATTGTAATTCTTAAAGACGGCAAAATCATACACAAATCCCTTCTGTCTCAAATAATCCCGAAGTTTTACCTCCAGCAAAATGGTGTGAAAATAGTATGGTGCGAGAAGGCGCAAGTCATGGGGAAAGAAAGCGCACGCTCCATGTTTAATTACGGTCGTGATTACGGGTATATGCTCGGTACCCTGAATGGATGCGGGTTTGACATTAATTTCATTCACCCAGCCATTTGGACTAAAGAGCTCCACAAAAAATCACCAACGTCATTTGACAATCCGAAGGCAACTAGTTTATATGTAGCTCGGCAGATTTGGCCCGATGTAGACATGAGAGCAAACGACCGTTGCAGAGTGCCTCATGACGGGATAGTAGACGCTGCATTAATCGCATATTATGGGTGGTTACAAGAAAAATGAGTAAAGCAAATGAGTATGCAGAACAACAAAAACTTTTGCAATTTTTAGTTCAAAAAGCACGGGAAGACGTTCCAAAATTTGGGAGTACAGCGTTTATTCAAATTGACGGGAGTCTTATGACCTACCAAAACAGCCTTAAGCCAGACGAAGCCTTAAAACTCGCGGATTGGATTTATGAACATTACAGAGAGGAAAACCAAGAAAAATGAGAATCGTAAAAGCAAGAGACAGACTGGAAGCTATGGAAAAGGCACCTCGGGCGAGGGTCCTGCGCAAAAGAAATGAACGGGAATATGAAGCCTTTGATTCAAAAGACGACTACTACTCCTATCTTATGAGTATTGGAAAAAGAGTTGACAAAAGGTGGCTCGCTAAAAAAAAGGAGGCCTGAAATGAGCCAAGGACTGCCTGATATTCCTACACCTGGAGTGCTGTACAAAACGGCATTTGGTGAAAAGGCCTTTTACGTTGGCATAAATGAGATGGGCGATTACGTCTACGAAGTTGGGTCACACAAAAAGTATTTTAAGAAATACGCGACCCCCTACCGCCTTAGCTTTGATCCTAAGTATCATTCAGACTACGATATTGTAGGCTTTTGGGATGATTTTATAAACTTTTGGGAAGCCCGACACGCGGCGCTTAAGGGCAAAAAAGTTCGGAGGGTCATTGATCCTGGAGTCGAGTTTTCCGCGGCTGATTTTGACGTGCAAGCGGCTAGCTGGCCCAATCAGTTTATCAATAGCATATGGGAGCTAGCGGAGGAGCCCGTTTGATTCCAGTAGGTCAATGAGGTCGTTCCCGTTTACGAGCACATCGCAGAAGTGCCCCCCCTCGGGGTCCCAATACATCTCAACTACGATATTCTCAGTGGTATTTAGAATGTGCTCAAGCCTACGCTTTACAAAAATCTTTTGCGTATGATCGTAGGTCTGGCTGTATTCCACCCCGATCGGAGTTTCCAGGGTAATACCAAAGCCCAAGTTGAGGCTAAACAGAATTTCGTCCGCATCAAGGACCTTCACGACTTTTGCAGGGTAAGTGCTGACCCAAGCCCTCATAGGCTCACCCCCGTGCTTTTGCAGGGGACAGGCTCACCATTGGGCTGAACGTGTAAAACCATAGCCCCTCCCTTGTCAAAATAGAGGTATTCGCTCCCTGACCTGGAACAGAAATATTGGACATTTCCTAAAAATGGGATGTACTCGTACTGATGAAACCCGTACTTAGCCACTAAAAAGGCCCAGACTAGAATCAAAAGCGCAATAAACGCTAAAAATGTCTTCATTTAGGCTCGGAATCGATTTTCAACTGGACCCAGCCAGCGAGTTTGACGAAGGGGGTTAAAATCAATTTGGCTACCAAACAGCAAACACAACTCAAATGCATTGCCGTGATCTTTAAATCTCTCAGCATTATAAATTCCTTTTATTGTTTTCTTTTATGATAACAAAGTTTTATAAGGCTATCAAGAAACGCGCAAACCAAATGCTATACATGACTAGCGCGGCGCACACAATTATAGCTGTCGTTCTTTCATCAATCGTCATATTTATGAATGTCCACCAAAACCGCTTGCCCTTCCCAATTCCGGTAAAGCGCTTCACTCCAGTTTTCCCTCACCACAAGGCGGATTATGCGCGGAAACTTAAACGTTTGAAACATTATAATGCCAAATCCAATTTCCTCCCCTGAAAGAGTTTCAACCCGATCAAAACGGTCAAGGACGGCCATACGGTATATGCCGTTGGCCATCATGCGCACATTAATAATCTGTGGCTTTTGATAAGGGAGTTTTAATTCGATTAAAAATTCTCTCATTTACTAATGACCATGACCCAGTTACCTCCAATCCTAGCGCCGCCAATCGCATATGCTGCAGGATCTAAAAGCACGTCCCGGTGACTCTTATCCTTTAACCATGCTAGCACTACCGCGGTAAACTCGGAATATCCACACGCAATCACCTCCCCACTCGCCACACCACCGCACAATCGGGCTCTAAGGGTAAAGGATTGACCTAGTGGCCCCTCGTGTATACAGGCATTTCGCAGGTTT